TGTTGCGGGTTGGCATAGAAACATCGCCCCTTGCTCCGGTGAGTAAAAGGTTGCGAGACGACATCGCTGCTGGTGGCGTCAAAGGTGATATCGCGATGGCTAAAATAGTCAGTGGCATGTCAATGGGCATTATATATTGGCAGCTTTATGAGGCTGGAGTTATGACGGGCACAGGCCCCGATGATTACACCGCCCAATCTATGCTCAAAGCCGATGGATGGCAACCGATGGCCATTAACGTCGACGGCAAAATGTACGGGATGGAAAGAATGGACCCGTTCAGCAAATCAGCCAAGTTCACCGAAGCCTTAGGTTCGTTCCTAGGCGAAATGGACAAGGCCAAGTATGCGTCCAGGCGAAATGGACAAGGCCAAGTATGCGTCCACCGACATCGAGAAACAGAGTGCGTTTGCGCGCGGCATGTTGTACATGGTCGATGCTATGATGGAAGATCAGTGGCTGGAGCAAGCGTCTGGGTTCATTAAGGCTATAGAAGGGTCTGAGTCTTTCGACAAGTATATCGCCCGCACAAGCGCAGGATTTATCCCCTACCACGCCGCATTTTCATCTATGAAGAAATTTGAGCGAGAGGGTCGCCCCCAGCTGTCGCAGGACTCGATTTACTCCAGCGTGTCAAATATGGTAGAAGATCAGGTCCGAGGCAACATGCCCAATTTTGGCATGGAACCTCATTTCGTCCGCGTCAAGCGGAATTGGGATGGCTCGGTTCACATGCCCGAACAAACACAGTTTGCAGCGGGCGCTTCACCGTGGGGGCCGACCAAACTTGAGGGTGACTCGCTTACCAAGCTCCTGTTTGAGAATGGAGTATTCCCGACCGAACCATCGTCAATCATGACTATTGGCCCCAAATCGTTCTCCCTGTTGCAGCTTGACGAAAGTGGGAGATTGTATGATAGTTACCTACAAGAAGTCGGCAAGGGTCGGCGTGAGGTACTACAAAGAGCGATGGACGAGGGTAAGATTGATCTTGCGAGGGATAAAGCCGGTGAGGGCCCAAATAGCGGAGTAGCTCGGGTCCTCAACACCACCATGTCGCTGGGCAAACAGCTCGGCTTCAAAAATTGGCTCGAAGGCTTATCCGACGTAATAGAGGATAACCCAGAAATTGCGAACGCCTTAAATGAGCGATTCGACACTGACGTTAAGGCCATGATTGAAGAAGCCATGTACGATCCAGAAAATGCAGAACTTGAGGGTCCGGCAGCTTACCAGCCGACCAGATCCCCACTTGAATTCCCAATACCGGAGATGAAATAATGACAATCCAAACTTCAGACAACAAGACAATCTACGTCGCTGACGGCATAGAAACGGTCTTTAGCTTTGGTTTTAAGACGACCAGCGAAGACACCATATTCATATTCATTGACGGGGAAGAATACTTAGGTGAATATTTCACCGCCCTGAATATCAACCAGGATTCCGCGCCTGGAGGCAACGTCGCGATCACGATTCCTCCGCCCGCTGGTGAGAGCGTAACTATCGTACGTATCGTCCCCCTGTTACAGGAAACAGACTATCTGGAATATGACAAATTTCCCGCCCGATCGCATGAGAAAGCACTCGATGACTTAACCCTGCAGAGCCAGCAACAGCAGGAGGAAATCAACCGCTCGCTGAAATCTGGCATTGACACCCCTGTTGGTGTTGTGTACTCTTTGCCCTCACCGGAGCCAGGCAAAGGCCTGCTTTGGAATCCTGCTGGTGACGGGATAGACAACTCTGAAGATGACCTTAACGGCATCACCACTGCTGCACAAAACAGTGCCAACGACTCAGAAGCCAGCGCAAACGCATCGGCTATCAGCGCAGCAGAATCAGCAGCGAGCGCAGCTGAGGCGGAGGCCGTGTTTGATTCCAAGCTTGCTGGATTCGGAACGGACGGTCTTCACCCGCAGATCGATGGGGATCTGAACACCATTGCCCGCAACAGTGAGTACTTCATTACTGCTGCCGATACCACAAATAACCCTGTTGACTTCACAAGTAACGGCGTTATTCGCACATCAATGACGACAGCGGTTGATGGCGCCATTCAGGTCTTGTATGGACACGGTACTGCTGATAAAGGCAGGCTCTGGCAACGTACTTTGATCGCCGGTGTCTGGGATGAATGGGTAAGATTGGGTGGTGCAGGTGCTGGCTCTGGCGTACTTGGCCAGGTAATCTACCTTCCAGGATTAGAGTCTATCCCATCCGGTGAAGGCATAGAGGAAGCAGCAGGTCAGCTCGTTTCACGTTCTGATTACCCGCAGCTGTGGAACGCGGTGTCTGGCTTCGCACTTGCTGATGCTGACTGGATCACAAAATCCAATGCCGGAGCAAACGGCGTAAGTGAATACTCATCAGGTGACTTGTCTACCACATTTCGTCTTCCTGATCTGCGCGGCGAGTTTATCCGAGGGATGAACACTACCGGATCAGATCCATTGCGCGATCCAGATCGGGTCGACAACTCGAAAGAATGGCAAGCTGGTGGAGTGGAAAGTCATAATCATGCGTTGACAGATCCAGGTCACACGCACACCATTGATGGATTTGAAGACAATGGTAACTCGGGGCCAAATGTTAACATATCTTCATCATCAAATCAATCTGCAGACGGAACCACAAACAGTCGGGGGACTGGCATCAGCATTGCTGCAGTGGGCGGCTCAGAAACGCGACCGCGCAACATACCAGCTATCGTTGCCATCGTATGCCTGACCGCATCGGAGCTTGTCAATCTTTCATCTACCCCGACCGGCTCAGTCATGCAATCGTTTGGCCCACAGACTTCTGGATGGCTGGCTTGTAACGGAGCAGCAATTCCCTCACAGCACGTCAACTTGATTGCTATCATCGGAGCCAATACCCCAGACCTTCGCGGTCAATTTCTGCGTGGTTGGTCAGACGATGCACTTGTCGATCCAGATGGCCCACGTACTGCAAACACTGCGCAAGACCAAGCAGTCGGTGTCCACGGGCACACTGCTACGCAACCTCCACATCATCACGAATTCAATATGTCAAATACAGAGGGTGATCAAAATTATCCAGGCCGCGGAAGCGATTCGCCTGCAGGCAACGCATTAACAAAGGACACCACTCCAGCAGTCACTGTTGCCGATAGCACTGGCCCTGAAACCCGTCCGAAGAATATCGCAGTCTTCCACTACATTAAGACATGAAGAAACTTGTCGCTCGCATCGTATTGTTTGTGTCTCTGGCGTTCGTCGCCGGATGCACATTCATATTATGGAGCGACAACGTCTCTGTATCCACCCACACTGAGTCTGATGACTTGATTAACCGCACGAGGACTATTAAATGAAATACCTACTCACCATGTTACTTATCCTGCCATTTACCTTGATGGCTCACGACGACCCCGAAGCCAATCATAGCGGCGGGCCTTGCTGGATCACTGAGCTGCCGATCACGCCAGTCTATTGCATCTTCACAAAGGGTACGCGGCTGGAGCATCCAAATCCTTTGCCGGAGAAAACCGAATGACAACATTGAATGGTGAAATCCTTCGAGCCACAGGCGGGCCAACTATTAATGAAGGTCTGTCCACATGGTTCGGGCGTACTGTTGCCGAATCGCTACAGGACGCGGAACGTCGATGGCTGATCGCACAAGGTGCCCCCGCTACCCAACGTAACGATATGTGGTTCTTTGTCCTGCGAGGGCTGCTGTACACCGGCGCGTTGAACGATATGCTGTTGGCGTACTGGACTTCGCAACCTACTCCGCTTTAGGCAAGTTCTCCATCACCCTGGTCGCGTATCCTGCGATATCGCACCAGTGATCGTCAAAGTCGTTGTCGCCCACCAAAATCCGGCCAATCTTGACCGCAAATAGTCGAAGTGCATGCCTCTGATAGGGAGGCAATGCGCATAGCCCGTGTTTAGTCATCGCTCTTTCGATATCGGTTATTGCGTCGCTCATTGGGACAAAGTCTCCATGTTTCGATCCCCGATCTTGCAACAGCTGCGCGAACGCATCTTTCGTGTCTTCTATATCTTGTGTCATTTCTTACTCCAGTTTATAGTTAAAAAGCCGTACAGTTCGTCAAAATTGATGTGTCCTTCCCACATGGCAAGCGAACACAACTGCCAAACATCCAGATCCTTCTCCGTATAGAGTTTGTGGGTCCCTATAGTTGCCCCCTTATGCAGCATCCAATACTTGCCTGACGTAGGGCGGATCTTAGGGGCGACAGTGCGCCCAAATTTCAACTCAATATGGGACTCCACCCCATTCAGGCAGTAATCTACGTCTGGAATACCGGCACTGGTTTCGTGCGACTCTACCCGCGAGAAATGGCCGCGATGGCCAAGTCCCGCGTCTAAGGCCCTCCAGAGGGCTGCCTCACTCATTTTCAGCCTCGTATTTTCCTTCCAGAAGATCGCGCACCACGCTGTTACAAGCTTCGACGAGCGCAGGATCGGCTGAGCCTATTAAATCACAGCGGTTCTTGTAGCGGATCATAAGCTTATTGCCCACGTGATGGGCATGCCGCCCAACTTGATTGTCCGTGATGAACGCTATAGCCTCGATGATGTCCGCCATCGCGACAACACTGGCTTCCCTACTGTTACAGGCAGAGAAGGACTTGCCATCATAGGCCGTGTTGATCTTGAGCCGCTCCTTGGCGGGAGTGGGAATGTCGCCAGTCAAGATCTCATCCAGATCGTGATCCAGAGCGTACTTGATGATTTTAGTGTCATCAATGCCCAAATTAGCGGCGATCGCTCGGGCGATCATCGTCACATTGTACATGTGCTCAGCCAGGCTTTGATCCCTGATTGTGCGGACGATTGTCCATCGCTTCACGTCTTGCGCCAACATTAAATCTTGAATCTTCATTTTCTCATCCTGTATAAGGTTATTTGCTGATGGACGACGCCCACCAGAAAGTTGAACACGTCACCGGCTTCCTCGATGATGTGCATTATGTCTGCATCGCTCATCGCGTCCCCCAATTCCGTTACTTCGGCTCGCAACATACCAAACAGATCAGCCGGATCAACATCTTCTATCCGCCCCTTATGGGAGTTAATCTGCATCTTGGCCTCAGCCATTGACATGATTACCTTCTTTACTTCATCATATTCATCCATTACCCATTCCCCCTTCCCAGTTCAACCCGTGTCATGTCGCAAGGATCCATCGCCCGCGCCCTTACGTCATTGACAGTTGGGCCCCATCCCTCGTACATAACCTGGGAATGGAATCCTGCATTTGATCCCGCAGTGATAATGTTCCCTACCCTGTGGCTCACTTCCTCGGGCGCGTAGTTGCAGAAGTTAAGGAAGATGTGATCAGGTTGGCATTGGGCGATCGCCTCTTCAATCTGCATCTGCGACCACGTAAACACCCGACGTATCTTGTTCGTCACGGTGGTCCGTTCTTCTGGCTGGCCTAATTGCTCCCACGTCAGCTCCTCTTGATCAGGATAGCAAGGCCCACTATTCCCGCCCACACGAATTGGGTGCATACGTGCAGTGCCGATCACCCTCCGGAGGGCCCGCAATGGGATGGCGCAATCTGCCATAAATCTGGCGGGGGTGCAATCTCGGCTCGTGCAGTAGGGCCAAAATCCAGCGTTCAGGCCGAGGCTATAACCTTGTGCTCCCTCCAGCAAGATTTCCTTCGCAGCAGTTACCTTCTTCACGTACTCCCTGTGGCTGATTATCCTTGATCCCCAGAATGGGCGATTCTTGAGTAGTGATCCGGCTGACGGGTCGCGATCCCCATTGCGTATGATCTTTTGGATCATTGCTGCTGCCGACCCCTGTTGCGTGGACCCGATGTTGGTAAGCCGATCGTCGGTCTGTTCTGCGCCCTTGTGTTCAGGCAACAGGATAGTCGCGTTCTCGTGAATCCACAGGTCGAAGTGGCCGTACCCGTACGATTGCAGGTCGTCCAGTTCCATTTCCAGCTGTGTTAGGCTAAACACCGATCCTGGTCCGATCATCACGTCCCTTACCGATTCACCAACTAGGCCATTCGGTAGCACCTTGTGGATCATCTTCCGACCCAACCCATCAATAAAAGTGTGGCCCGCGTTCGGCATGTTGGCATTCACCACCATGTCGTAGTTACCGTGGAAACCCAGATATCCGGCTATCAAGCCTTTGCCTGTTGATCCGTACTGTAGGTCGATTATCACGTCTACTTTCTTCATTTCATACTCCTATTTATTTCTCTATTCAAAAATTCGCGCACTCTGCGCTCTCTGGTCGCGACAAGGCGTACCCTGCGCGCTGTGCTTTCACATTCCCAACACTTATAGCTACGGAAGTCGTCCTTAGTCTTGATCTCCTTGCAGATAGGGCACTTACGTGGGTTGACTATCTGGGCTCCGCGCCACGTGTGTGTTACTCTATTTACCGGTTGCATGATACCTGCCCTTCCTTATTCGTTTCTCACATATGATGCAAGTATTGATGTATCCTCGATTAACGTGCTTCCGAAACTCTTCAATCTTCTTTCGCACGACACATACCACGCATTTCTTGTGGGTGTCCACTACTAAGTTATCGATGCCCATATTACAAGCTCCTCCGTGTCCACGCGGACACACGCGGACGCCACGCCGCATCAGCCCGACTCGCCCGCCCGAGTCCACGCGGACACACGCGGACGGTATCCGTACCTATGTCATTCGCCATCGTCATATGTCCCGATAGGCCATGGATATTTAGACTTCTTCACTTTCTTCTTCGCTGTCTTCCGACAGCAAGCCAGGATACTGCATCTGAATCTTCGCAATACAGCTAAGAAGCGGGTCCACTTTGTACGCATTTACTCTACCTCCGTCCTTGCGGATCTTCGTTGGTCTAAGCCCCATCTCATTGATCATTCGGTTCGCCCATGGGCTGAATAGAGCAGCGAATCGGTTGCGATCGAGACAATACCTCTCATAATGGGCATAAAGGTCGGCTTTATTCACCACCTGTGGCCATTTGCCTTCATGACTTTGCGATTGGGTGTGACCTTGGGTGTCCATGAGCGGGAAATCGCCGGATTCCAGGATTCTGGTCCACCATCGCAAGTGGTCGTCCACCGACGTGTTTAATATCCGTTGCTTCTTCAAGCCTTCTGTCACAGGGGCAGACCGGATCAAACTCTTGGCTTCCGCATCGAGTTCCACATTCTGCAAGTAGTAGAGTAAGGCTTCCATTCCCCCGTTGTCCAATTCATCGGCTATCGCACCAAAGTACTGGAAATTGCCGGTCTTCGTGCTCGGCACGTCTAATACGAACCACCGACGGGAGTCGAAAGCTGCCGGTATCACCCATTCACTGTTGCTTGCCACTAACAGGTGACAGCAGTTGCGGTACTGGATCGCGTCCACGCCCTTGCGTTCGCCAATCAGGTACTTCTCCGTCACCATGCCCTTCAGCTTACCCGCCGTCTTTTTGTTACCGCCCCAAGTAATTTCGTCAGCAAAGATAGTAATAGCATCAAATAGATGACTGTTAAAATTGGACGTAAGATGTGTGTCATCAATGAGATGTCGATGATGTGGCCCGAGTAACGACCCAATTGCGTTCGCGAATGTGCCCTTCCCGCAGCCTTCTCCACCGCGCATAACGATGGCGCAACCTTTTGGATTAGCCGGATCTTGTACGAGATCAGCCAGCCACGTAATGAGCCACGTAAATTGTTCAAGGTTCCCATCGCAGATTATCTCCTTCAAGTGAGTGAGGAACAGGGTGCATTCGCCTTTCTTCGGCTCAACGCTGAATCCGTTCCAGGTGTTATAGTAGCCCTCCGGAGCGCTCTGCAATGGGAATAGACCAAGCCCATTCTCATACGTGCGCCTTGCCTCGTGCCCGAGCCAGATCTTCGTTACCGGTACCGGCTTGGCGTCGTCGCCGTCGCCTGCCCAGATTATGTCGTTGGCCAGCAATTGCTCGAATGTCTGCTTCTTGAGTAAGTCGTATGGGGATTCCCATTCATTGACTACCTTACCCTTCTCGCGCAGGATTCGCAACTCACCGCCAACTGCCAACATCGCGTATTCCTCGTTCATGCGTGTGACCAGTTCATCGAACGGATTGCCGCCTCGCTCACCTTTCTCAGGGTCGGGCTTCCATCCCGCTTGCTTGGCGTAGTAGAATAAAGTACCGCCCCGCACCGTGCCGAAATCGCTGAATCCGTTCCATCTGATGTCGCATTCACCGGCTTTATACCGCTTGCCGCGCTGCGACCATTCATCCCAAATCGCCAGGCCGGTTTCGTTATTCAGCTGCGACTTGACGCTCAGCCCCATCTTCAACCAGTCATCGTATTCAAGTTCATTGGGATCGATGGCGGCCAACATAGTGACAATCTGTTCCTCGCTGATCGGCTGCTCAAGGTCGGCGTCAGTTACGTGTTCATTTCCCAACCCCATCGCGTTCTGTTGCTTAGGCTTCCACAATACGCCCATCTTCTCCATTATCCAACGTGGAATCTCGGGTGCCTCGCCCGCCGCTTGCCATGTGTACATCTTACCGTTGATCGTTGAGGGGAAGGCGACCACGTGACCGCGACAGTTGAGTGCCTCGCCGCCCCGCGTATCAATACCCTTGCCGATTTTGCCGGATGACTGGCTTGCGTTCTCTTGCCACTCGAAGAAATAGTGGCGCCCATCATTAGGGGTTACTGCGATCGGACAGGGTGGTATGTTGCCATGTTCATTTTCAAGTCGCTTAAGTACCGCCATTCCGTCGACGTCGCCATGTCGGTCAACGTCCATCACAAACGCGCCACCTTCCCTGCCACAGGCGATACCAATGTTGTACCCCTTGAACGTCCCTGTGTCGGGGTGAAACCACTTCTCCATGATCTTGCGCCGACGGGACGAACTGCCGTAGTTGACATTAGTGTCCGCCCTCGGTAACTTCTTGCTATTGGGCGTGATTGGTACTACAAACCACCCCATCTTAATGTACTCAAGTGAGGCGAGGTAAACCCGCCAGTCGTGGCTCGGTTGAGCCTCTATTTCTACCATGCGAGCGAGGTTTAGCCCTCGACTCATTGCTGGATCGTTCATTGTTCATTGCTCCTGCTATTGCACTTCACTTATTCATTAAAGCGTCGTGCCAGTTTATGCCCTTCCCCGAGAAATCGAGTATGAGCGGGACTTTACTTCTCTTCTTGCCCTCTATGTGGTTCTTCACCTCCTTATAGTCGTCTTCCCACGTATCCTCGTTGAGCGACAGCCCGTACGAGTCGTGGGTATTCAATAGTAGTCGGCCATCTGTGCCGTCTAAAGCTAGGGCGATTAGGCCCCAATTCTCTTTATTCCAGTCCGCAGCCGTTGCCTGAATCAATAGGCCACTGGCTTTATACGCCTTGAATCCGCGAGGGAATCGCAGCCTCCGCCCGTTGTACGTCTCGACATAACCCTGTGACAGGGCCAATTCGGTGCATTTCTGCGCCAACTCCTTAACGCCAGGCAATCTGCGATGGTAGGCATCAATCACGTTCATCGCCTCAATTCCCGCCTTCTTATAGTGAATGCGGTCCTCCTCAGTCTTGCCACGCGGGACAAAGGAATCGTGGGTGTAGGGCATGCCCATGGCTTCCGCTATCGCCCCGTTGCCCGAGTTGAAGATCATTGATAAATTGAGTTGCTTGGCGTTCGGTTGACCGCTGTATTCAGCGTTCCGAACTAGATTGGTCATATCCGCCACCATCCGGTGAAAGTCGGTGAGCGGGTTCTTGCGGTAGATTTCAATTATCTCTGGGTTACCGACCAAATCAGCGAAGGTGCGTACCTCAAACGAGTTCTGATCGCAATCGACCCAAACCTGGCCCTCGTCGGGGAGGAAACAGGGCTTGACGATCGCGGCCACGTGCTTCCGCCTCGACGGTATCTGTTGTAGTGCGGGTCCGGTGTACGACAAGCGTCCGGTCCCCGTTCCTCCGTCCTCGCCCTTGCTCTGATTTATGGTCGGATAAACCCTGCCCCCATGCGCGTGTTCAAGGACATGTTGGCCCAGGAAAGTGTCGCGTGTTTTAAGGTCGGATCGGATTTGGAGGATTAGGCCTGCCCGTTCGTCATAATCAATCGACCGCAGGAATTCGGCGTTACAGGATGCGTTACCGCCTGGAGTTGAGGGCATCGGGATTCCGTTGTCCGTTTGCCACGACCCGTCCGGCATCTGCTGTGGGTCAAACATCATCTTCACCTGTGGCGAGGAATTGACATTGATCGACTGCTCAGCTAAATAATCAAGTCTGCGCTGCGCTTTGTTGATCTGCGGCGTCATCATCACCATTGCTTGTTCTGCGTACTCAAGATCGACCCGAATCCCGTGCATTTCAGTCTCTATAAACTGGGGCATCCTGCTCCGCTCGAATTCAATAATTCGCTCTAGCCCCTGTCGCTGAATCAGCTTATCTTGCAGGTCGTGGATTTCAAAGGTCCGGCGCGTGTCGGTCTTGGCGTAGGGCGCGACAACATGGGAGGGCGCGTGTTGCAGGTTGGGCATCTGCATGTTGCGTGTGGCCCTGCCGCCGAACAGGTCCTTTAGGTCCTGGTAAATGTCCTTATACTTACCTACCTTGAGGTAGTGCTTACTCAGGTCGTCAAGTGAGTAACTGCGGTGATGCTCGTCTATTTGAACCGCACGGATGACGGTGTCATCAAGCTGTTCAAGAGGGAGGTAAATTCCAGTAGCAGCAGACATGCGGTAATCGAAACTAGCGTTATGACAAACAACCAGCCCACGATAGGTCTGCATCTCATCATTGATCCAGTCAACTGATTTGGGGTATTCCCGAATATCAACATAAAAATCATCCTCTGGGGTTGAAATGGAGAAGCCAAAAACCCGAGCCACAGGGTAGACAAGCCCTGTGGTCTCGGTGTCAAAGGCAATCTTGCTAAATTGCTGCAGTGACGGAAACTCCATTAGAATGGAATGTCATCAAAGCCGTCATCTGCGGGTGGTGGCTTGGTCGTGCCGTCGGGGTTTTGTCCCCGATTGCCTGGCTGCGACCCTCCGGAGGGCTGATCCTTGGGATTGAACTTCAACTTCATGTACTTCATCCCCTTGCCCGACATGTTGATCCATGCCGAGATCCAATGGTCACTGCACGTGTTACAGCGGGGGCAGACTACTTCTGCGTTGCCACTGTAATCGCGATCCGTTTCCTTCGACTTTTTGTCCCGTGCGTTGAACAGGACGCCTTCATTCGAGTTGTCGTATCCGCCGCTCATTGGTCGTCCTCCATTTCGGCCAACTCCGTCAGGCAGCGAATTGTGCCCTCAGCGTAGCTTGCGAGTTGCGCCTCCAACTTGGCGGTTCGCTCTTTTCTGGTTTTGGCGCCCTGCGCCCTGCGATGGCAGGCAAGTTCGTTAAGTTCCTTGACGTCCAGCAAACTGACGATCGTCTTGAGCGGCTCGATCTGGCGGAGGGTGATGTTGCACCACCTCTCCCTGTCCCATTTCATTGCCTGATCGTACAAGATCCCGATTGCCTCGGTGACTTGGGCTTGAATTGCTTTGTTCTCTGTTGTGCTCATGTTTGTATACTCTAAAGTTAGAAAAACAGGGGACCCTAAGGGTCCCCCGCTCCATGTTACTCTGTGTCGCGATTGACGTCTTTGACGCCACCGCTAACAGCTTCGTACATTACCAGCGCAAGGTTGTAAACCGGCTCACTGACAAATCCGATGGGAGCAACACCGAAGTTGTAGTAATCCTGGCCCTCCTTGTTCTGGTCCTCAACTGCCGACACCTTGTAGGCCCGACTGAAGCGGTCGCCACCTGCCATCTTAACCAGGGTGTTAAGTTGACGGTTGACTTTCATCTTCGACTTTGACATCGAGATGACGATTTCCTCAGGGCGACGGTCGTCGTGCAAGACCAGTCCGAAGTGTTGAGCCATGTCGACGATTTCATACTCGTCATCATAACCCGCATCCATGAAGGCTTGCTGCGCCTCCGCCTCTGAGGGGTGAGCGCCGAAAAATCCGCCGCCCGCTGATTGCAACTTCCAGATGCACCATTCCTTGCGGAAGTACACCGGTACGAAGTTGATCGACTTGCCATACAGCTCGGTCGACACGTTATTGAACAACATGCCAGAATCGGCACCCTCAATGTACTCGGGCTTGTTGGCCTTCCGTTGAGGCGACAGGTCCTGTACCAATCCGAGACGCGGGATGGTGAGATCATCAACTGTGACGTTCTCCTGTCCCTTTGTGCTGTCATCGGGCAGGTAATCTGGCCGGTTGTCCGTGAACCCGTATTGGGTCGCTACTGCGGTCGATTCCGCTGCTTTCTTCTTTGCTACCATTTCTACTTCCTCATTTCTACATTCTGCACACTGATTAAGGCCAGTGTACTAAGCCTTTACTACTGATGCCACTTCATACGTGGAGATTTGTACCATGCTGTCGTCGGGTATTGGCTCACCCTCGCCAATCTGCGCCTTAATGAAGGCCCCGAGCGTGGACGCATTGACGGTCTCTGCCACAATGTCGCCATGCCCGTTGTCCTTGAGCCACTCCTGTAGCGCGAACTTGTCGATCTGCTTGGCCGACAGCTGATTGCTGATTTGGATCCGGCCTACGCCCTTGATGTTGACGGTCGAGATCCCCATTTCATCCATGCGGGTCGGGAGGATCTGCTTGCGCAGCAACTCAAATTCTGCGTAGATCAGGGCCGATGCCGCCTTGGCGTCGTTGTATCGGGCCTGCAGGATCTTGAACTGCTCAGCCAAACCTTTAATGTCGGCGTTTGCGAAGTCCTCGATCAGCATGTTGTATCGTGGTAAGGGTATTTCTGCCATGTTATGCTCCTAGTTGCGAGGGACGGGTGTCCCACGAACCCCTATTATACCACACTCGGGGGTCCGTGTCAAGTACCTTTTTAAGAACTGGGTTCACTCTTTCCATTGGTATACGTTTTCATTCGTCTGACAATCGTGAAACATCAGCAATTTTCCGCTCTTTACGCCCTTAAATATGAAAAAACCAGATACAGGGATTCCAGCGTCACGGAGTTTGGCCGCACACCACATTTCAATCATCGCAGACGTGAAATCAAGTGGCACGTCATGCGGGTTGATTCTTACTTCGATCATGTGTCAAGCCGCTCTTCCACGATTTGTATCGCATGTTCACGGTCTTTTGCCCAAAACGGACCCGTTACCGCCTCCACGAAATCTGACTCCCTCGCTTCTTGTAAATCCTTATCGTCGAAGAACCGCTTTGCATGCAGCGGCCCGTGAATGTGCATGTATCCGTACCATTGGTTCATGCCTCTATCCCCTCGTTTATTACAAACCGCATCCACACGTGATTGGTTTCGCCACAGTGGGGGCATTCAGCCATCGCGGACACCACTCCCTCTATTAATGCGGGTCCGGTTTTGACCTCATATTCCTTATTGCAGTGATCGCACAGTTTATACACTTGAAGTGTGCTCATTTCTTGTCCCTCAGTTGTGAATCTACGTACTGCGCCAGGTCCTGTTTGTTCTTGAGCGCGGTGATTATCTGCTTGTCGATCTTGTGGTTCATGGTCAGATCAATGTACAGGACCGAGCGATGCTGGCCTTTGCGCCATGTCCGTCTTTCGCTCTGCTCCCTGTCGCCGTAACTGAACGTGTTGCTAAAGTAGATGTTTATATCTGCCGCATGCCACGTCACGCCCTTATACCCGCTGCCGCCGCTCACCATGAAGCGACAGGCTGGATCGGTTTGGAACGACTTGGTCACTGCAATCCGTTCGTCTGTGCTCATTCCGCCTTTAAACTCAAGCACGGTACTGGCGTCGACGTCGGGTCTGTCGCACAAGTACTCGCATATCAGCTTCCGCTCAGGTATAAAACGCGACCAGATCACGACCTTGCGATCGGTGTCAAGCACGTCAAGTATGTGCATCAACTCTTCCATTTTAGGATTCTTGCCTGGTATTACCTCTATCCCATATTTGCCTTCGTCCTCCAACTCGTAGGGAAAGTGACCGCCCACGATCTGTTGGTAACGAATCATCCGCTCAAGCACCGTCTCACAATCGAGGCTGTATTCGCCCATTTCTGTGCTCATGTCGTACGGGTCGCCAAGGTCGGCTAACATGCGCTTCATCAGAGGCGTGGGCTCGACCAGTTTCTGTTCATACACCTGTGGCGGCATGTCCATTACGTCCGTGATCTTGATACTGAACTGGTTGTCCTTCACTCGATTGATCAACTCGTCCATGTTCTTATACCCGATGATCTTCTTTTGCTGGAATCCGCCCATCGTACAGTAACGGGCGCGGAAAGAGAAGTAGTTCTTGTTGCCCAGTATCTCCCAGTTCAGGAATCGGAACTGAGCAAAGAGATCCTCCACTCCTTGCGTGAGCGGGGTGCCGGTCATGATAACGCGGAATTTGCACTTTTCGCCCGCATCCCAACACCGCATGGTCCGGTTTGGTACTGGCTTGCCGCCTTTGTACTTAGGCGGGGTCTTGATTGACACCGATTCGTCTATTACCATCATCACGTTGTTGTGTTCGACAAATTCTTCCATCAAGCGCCACGCGTTACCCTGTGACATAGACTCAATGCCCATGACCAGCACCTTCATGTAGTTGGTAGTTGGCATCACGCTGAATTTGGACGTCTGGGTATCCAAGCCCGACTCGTGCACGTGGCAAGTGTAGAGTACGCTACAGTGTTCATCCAACTCGACGGGCCAAACTGACTTGACTGACGTGTCGCAAACGACGAGCATGGCGTCAATCTGCTTGGTTTGGTAGCGCATACCGGCTAGGTTGATCGCTGTCCACGTCTTGCCTGTGCCCATGTCCATAAAGAACGCGTACTCATTGTACGGCCACGCCCTCTGGAGGGCTTCGGATTGATGCGTCATTGGTGCGGTCTTGAAGTCGAAATTCGGCATCGCCACAGTGGGGGCGGGGACGAAACTCAGTGCGTTGAGTAACACACCTGCCACGGTCGCGTCCATTTCTGTGGCACGAAACGTGGAATCGATGTATAGCGCGTTGGATTTGTTGATTGGGGCGCGCCAGTGCTTGAATGCGGGCTCCCATTTTCGATCTGGTATGTCCTTTGCACGTTGGTTGTCAAAGAACTCGGTCTTGACGATGAAATCGGGTCCATCGACTGTTATTGATGCGGTCATGATTGCTCCTCATTACGCGTTAAAGTAGATAGGCGGGGAGTCCATAAACTTCCCCGCCACCGGTTTCTACCGATTGGGCTTCGCAGGTTTTTCTAAGCGCCCCTGCAGCAATCACCTTACGCTATAGCGCTATCGCGATGCGGTTACGCGGCGGCCTTTTCAGCCTTGGCTGCGGCTTTAGCGGCTGCGGCTTCTTCCTTCGCCTTATCAGCGGCTGCCTTTTCCTTCGCCTTCACTGCATCTGCTTCGCGCTTGTCGCGCGCTTTGATCAGCGGAGCCAGGATTTTGGCCAGCTTGTCGGCACCAGAAACGCGATCCTTCGGCGCTTTCTCGTCCTTCACGTCTTGCGCTGCCGCCTTTACGTTCTCGGCATCGATCTTGGTAACACGAGCGCGGATCCGGTTGCCCAGGTTCATGCGTTGCATGCCAACGTTGAGGTTGCCGTATGCAGCCTGCAATTGGTCGTTGTCCTCGATCGTCTTCTTGCTCACCTTGAGCGGAAAGGCCAGGAACTTGCCTGCGATGACGTACAACTCGTTAACGTTCAAACCTGCCAGGCCCTGTGCAACGTCATCGTTGTTGTGCAGAGACTTGCCGCCAGACGAGGTGCGGGTGGAGACGTAATTCTCGCGCTTGATTTTGATGAGCGCTTCGCTTTCGGTCGTATTTTCTTCGGTCATTTCATGTCCTCCATGGGACGTTAAGTAAAAAGGTCGGGACGGAGTGCCCCTACGTACAGCCATTATACCACACTCAGCTACTGCTGTCAAGTATGGTTTGGTAGCCTCGTTCTTAAAACGGGCACTGGACGTGGGCGACTAAATGATCGTACTTGTTGCCCTCCGCCTCTTTTACTGCCTCACCCATTGCGTCCACACCGTGTTCAAATGCTTCCTGTAGCGCTAATCGCGTGGCTTCCTCTATTGCATCCCACCCCTCACAATCTTTAAATTCGGCCATTGTGTTTTCAAGGTGCTGCTTTGCCCGTTCTATGTCTTGCTGGGTCATTATCCTTCCTCCTCATCTTGACCCAACCTTTCAGTTGCGTCCTCTATTTCGACTGGTTTGCCGCAGAAGCAGCAATACCGCATCCACGTTTGAAGGGGCGAAAAATCAGACGTGGTATAAAACGATTCGCAACAATCGGTGTTGTATAAATCATCGCCCACGTCTTCCTCTTTCCACTTGCACTTTTCACTCATGTCTTGCTCCTAAAAAAGTGGGCGTCCCTGCCCGTGATCGGTTAGTCTGCCAGTTTGATCACTGACTGCAGAATGTCGTGCGCCTCGGTCAACTTGTCAAGCAGGGCGGTGTTCTCGGGGTCGTTGGCGGTCACCTTATCCGTGTGTGAAAAGTAGAGGTTGCTCACTAAGTCGAGACTTGGGTGCCCGTCGTGGTAAGGCGGTATCCCATAAAGGAGGCACGCCGCGTGGAACGGATTGCGACTGCCCTCGACCTTTATTAGGGGTTCGCGTTTCTTGAAAGGCATGTCCAGTAAGACCTGCGCCTCAGCAACAGGGTCGGACTCGGGTTCCGGCTCCTCGGGTTCATCGTCCTTGGTGCTGCCTTCCATCTGCGCTGTTGCCTCGTCTGCGCTCTCCGGAGGGCTCTCCTTTTCGTCCTTCTTTGCAGCCGTGACTTCCGCTCGCGTGGTCGTCTTGCCGTCCTTTGCGTCCGCCACGACCTTATCTTTCAGGTCCTCGCTTGCGTTGGTTAGCACGGCCAACGTGCCGAATGGCAGTAACGCCGCGTCCTCATTGTCCCCGAACTCGGTCGCCACCTGCATAAGGCGCTGAACGTGCGACTGGCTGAAATCGATCGCCTTCTTGCGCCACGTGCCGAATTTCGTATTGCTCGTGAACTGCAGCCTCGCGACATTGAGCAGACGCCCAACCTCGATAAACTGTGCGCACGTCTGGCGGCGCATAAGTTCGCCCTGTTCGTACTCGTGGTTGATGGCATCGGCCAACCCAGGCAACGTCACGGGGTCCTTATCTTTCGCCCCCTTGAGCGCCTTATTGATGTTAGCCATGCCTTTCTTGTCCGGCGGATTGAGATAACTCTCATCGCCCGTTGATCCCTCGAAGCCTGCGACGGCATCTTTGTGTTCTTCACTCATTTCATACTCCAGTTGCGACCCCCGACGGGGGCCAGACACTCATTATACCACAGGCGGGCTGCGGTGTCAAGATCTATTGGGTAGCCTAGCTACTTAATTCCCACATATGTTGTAAACAAACTTGACCTGCGTGTTGGGTGCAAAATTTCTTGCCATCAACTTCAAATCTTGCCGCTCGTCCACATATATGTTTATCACCATCAAAATAATGGGTGCCGGTTGATGTGACCTTTTGCGTACATCTATACATATTATGGTGACGAATGTTTACAACATACGGAATCAATTTAACCTTCATCTAATAACTCTCCCAATATTCGTCGTCGTGTTCACTTATCACGTTGCGCCCTTGGGCCTGGCAAAATTCGATCATCCATGTTGGGTCGTTGAGCCCGAACCGCACAAACTCAAACACTCGCTTGTTATCGAGACACACCCACACAAACTGGCCGTCGGGCATCTTGATCGGGAAGTTGGTGTCGGTCGCCCACTCCAATTTATCGTTCTCGCGGACGCAACCTGCCTGTAGCAAGGTCGCGATTGCGAGTTCTGGTCTTACTGCGTAATTGGTACTCATTTCTGCTCCAATGTCAACTTGACGAAGTGATGAATACCAGTTACGCCTGAGGAATCTATCACCCGCATGACTTTATAGTCAATTGTGTGTTCCTCCATCGCTTCCGCCAGTTTATCCATCGCGTATGAGTTTGGACACTCAATCATGATTCGTATTTCAGTCATTACTCATCACCCTTTGTGGCGCGCCACTCTTTATTGATTATGCCGGTTTTGATGAACTCGCGTTCTGCGGGCGTGAGGTTTGGCATCGCTTTCTGTATCAACCACCCGTCGTACCAGTTGTTTAGCTGATCGGGCGTGACCGCGATTTCCTGACTGTTTGTCTTGCCCGTGAGTGGGCACTTGCGTGTAATTCTCATAGTTTGCTCCTAAAGTTGGCACGTCCCTGTGCCGGTGATTGTTACTTGGTGTCCAAAATCTCGGTCATAAGCTTTAGCACCCCAGCAACTGACTCTACGGACTCGATTATGTCGGCGACCTCACGCAAGATCTGGATTGCGTCGGGCGTGGGCGTCGGGTAATGGCGCTTTAGCACGTGTAGCAAATCGGCTGCTACTTGGGTGGGGTCGGGTTCGGTGCTTTCTGCGTCGTCGTTCGCCACAGAGAGGCAGATGTCTTTGGTCACCTTGCCGTCATCCGAGAGTTGTATGTTTACCCATTGTCCTTCGATCAGGAATGCGGAAAACTCGCTCTCCAACGCATGTATGGCGTTTATAAGCTCGTGGTGCGCAACTACTTGGTCGGGCTTGCCGCGTACGGCTGTTGTAAGTATGTATTTCATTTACTGCTCCTTCGCTAAGCACACGGAATTGTGTACTTAGGGAAGGCCCTCGTGAGGGCCAGTAGTTTAGACTTCGGGCTGTGGGCAAATGACCGGCAACTCCATCCATTCCTGTTCGCACAGCAGGGATTTGGGCGTCATGCGGTGCGCAATCACTCCGCCAACCTCGTCCGTTATGTAGGCCACAACCGATGCGGGCTTGTGGCCTTTCATCGTGCTGCGGTGCACAATGTGCGGGATCCCGCGCTCGTTTAGCATGGTGCGCAGCCGCTTTACTAGCGACTCGCGAAGAAATGCGTTGTTACTCATAGTTTGCTCCTAAGAATGGGCGTCCCTGCCCGTGATTGGCTAGGCGTCGTCGCCTTCGCCGATTGTGCGGGTTGCCCCGCCTACGTCCTGCCCGTCCGCGCCTCGCGCTGTTGCGCTAAGTTGCAGATGCAGCCAGTTGTCCGGATCCGCTGCGAAAAACTCGGGCAAGCTGTCGTAGCCCGCGTCGTTTAGCAGGGAGGCCAGCGCCATCGTCATTGCGTCCGTCACGGAATCCGTGCGGTAGGCGATCGTGTTATTGGGCGTAATCGGATCGGTTACGAGAATCTTGCTCATTTTGCTCATTTGTTGCTCCTGTTGTGTGACTCGGCGAGCCACGGACTGCCATTATAGCACAGTCCGCGCCCCCTGTCAAGTACTGTTGGGTAGCCTATCGCCCCAACTATCGCTCGTGTTGTTTCTCCGTGAGGAAACGCCACAGGGCGGGCGGGGCCCAGCACACAAACTCTAGCACCCCGAGCATAAGCATGAGTAACATGCCCACGGCTTGCGCTCCGAACGCAAAGATGACGACAAACATCGCTAATTCGGCCATCACAAACCGACCTCCTGTGCAAACCACACGCTCTCGAAAAAGGCAATCGCGTCGCGCTCGTCGCCGTAATGGTGTTCGCTCACCATCACGCATTGGGGCGCAATTATGCCGTCTTGCCGGTACTCTTGCACAACCGTGGGTGCGCTGCCCCACCCGCTTATGACGCAGGCGAAGCCTTGCTCGGTTTTCGTATGACGGATTACTGTGTGCATCAGATTGCCACCACGTCGTCGTTTGCGTCTGTTTCGTACGACCAGTCGCTGTTGCCAAGCAGGACGATTTCGTCCCCGCCTTCGCCCGTCAGCACCCCCGTGCCGAAAGTGGTCACTTCGTTTACGTACTCGGAGAAATCGTTCGCAACACACACGAGCAATCCCGACTGTTTGCACGCGACAAGCGCGTGGCGCAGCATAATCGCTGCTTGTTGTTGGCTTTCGTTCATAACATGCTCCGGCCCTCGGGAGGGCGCAAAATTCTGCGTTTCGGCGAATTGCCTCATCAGGCGGGCGAAAAACCCGCGACGCGCGCCACAGGGGGCGCAAAAGTGGGTGGGCGCAGGGGCGTCCGTGCCCCCGCTGGGTTGCCGCTAGGCGCGGTAAGCTGTGATCTGGGCGATCGTTATGTCGCCCCGCTTGGCGGCCATCCGGATGCGGTTGCCGGAATTCATCCGCTGTTGCCCGGGATTTAGTCCCGAGTAACGCTCGGCGCAGAAACCATCCCCGAGACCGAGCAGCTTGTCTGCGGCTGCCATCACAAACTCCGGTGTGGCCCCTGCCAGAAAAACCGCGACCTCGTCGCCGTTGTGCAGCGACGGGCGGTTTGTGCTGCTCACGGTGTCCTGATAGCCGGTCCGGTAACGCAGGAGGGTGGCGCTCATTCCCCGCCCTCGGTTGTCATCGGCAATCAGCCACGCCACCAGAATGGCCTTGGTCACCTTGCGTCCGGCGGCAAGCATCTTCGCTCCGGTGTCGTCGTCTCGCTCGGTTATCAGGGCCAGTAACTCGGGCTTGCTCATCTTGCCGTAGGCTGCTGCTTGCTGTGCTTGCTTGTCTTGCTTGGTCATGGTGTGCTCCGTGGGGGATTGCCCCGTTGTGTCCCGACGAGATTGCCGAGAGACAGCTATCATACCACAGCTGGCTGGCCGTGGCAAGTCCCAGCCGACGAACGGTAGTAGCTGGCCGACGAACGGTATCTTGTGCCACAGGGGGGGCCAAGAGAGGAAGGCGCGGGCGGGGGCGCGTGATTGCGCTAGGGTGCGGGATACGGCAAGCGTAGGGGCGGAAAAAACCAAGCGCGAGAGCGCGATTGCGGGCGTGCTTGCGGGATACGGCGCGGGTGCGCGCAAGCGGGTGCGGTTAGGGGGTCGACAAGGGGAGACCGGACCGGCTGGGTTTGCCTACGGGCGCGCCTTGGCGCGTGTCGAGGACCACGCAAGCGGGCTCTCGGGCATATGAGAAACGGCGCGCGAGGGCGGACCGAGCAAGCGGGGTCGGACCGTCCACAGGCCCCGTGGGACGGGCTTCGGTCCGCCTGTCCCTATCTGGTCCGCCCCCCTCTGGGGGGGGGGGGGGTACGTCGGGGAACAGTCCCACTACGTAGACCCCCCTTGCTCCCGTACCGACCCCGTCGGGTGGGCGGACCACCGGCCCAGCGGACCAGCCAAGCCGCTTCCCTCCCTGTGGCGGGCGGTTGTGCGTGGTCCTTGTGCGTACGCTTGCGGGCGTGTGCGCCGTGAAACCCCGTGGTTGTGCGGTTTCCTTCCGTGCGCGGGCGGTTTAGCTTGGGGTTCCGTCGTCTTGAGAAAGGGGTCTCAAACCGAGGGCGGGCGCGCTAAAACCAAAATCTCGCATATACGGGTACCTATTTTTGCGTTTGGGGTGGGGGATACCCCGAAACAGCCGGAGGACCCGACCGCGTTTCTTCTGGATCCCGCGTCGATTACGATATCTCCCTGTATGCCTTGCAAGGTTCGTATGTGCGTTCCAAGGTTCTCCGTCCCAAACAGGGGTTGACACATACCTCATCCATGTGCTATAATGACCGAATGAGCATACACACACGAGATAAAAATGACCAATGGAGCCGATGAACCATCTGATCGCGTCCAGTTTGCAAGTTCTGACGAGCAGGGCCAAGTTCCTGGACGATCAGTTGTTGTCCAAACCGGAAGTGATAGCGGGAGCGGTTCACAGGGCCTTGATCAAGAGAGCCTTGATACTACGGCTGCCGACGAATGGGATTCCTACATTGATACCCAGAAACGGGACGGGTGGTCCGACCTTGACCACGCCAAGCAAGCATTCTGCGACGAATACTTAAGTAATGGGTATAACCATCGAGAAGCTGCCGTATCCGTCGACTTTCCGGTACATAGAGGTAAGAAGCTACTTAATGATCCCCTGTGTCGGGAGTACATTGTTGAGGCTGAGCAAGCCCGACGAAACCGATCCCTGGTTACAGAGCGGTTCCTCGAAGCCCAATACTTCCAGTTACTCGATCAAGCGAACGGAGACGAAGAGGTGGCAATCGTGACGGGATCAGGTGCTCAGCTAAACGCGAAAAAATTTGACGGAAACTTGAAGCACGCTGTGCTGAAAGAATTGGGGGCAATCTCTGGGGTGACGAAACCCGACGCTGCTGCACTAGGAGGTGTAACCGTGATAATCGATATGGGCGCACTGACCGGAGCCGACCATAAACCGAAGGTGATAAGCGAGCAATGAGACGTTGCCCACATAATGTGTATATAAACATACCCTGTCCGGCCTGCAAGACAGAACATATCGAAGCAAGGCTGCAAGTGCTGGAGTTACACCTATTCAGCGTGCAAAAGATGCCCTCCCTGTGGCAGAAATTCAAGAATCTATGGAACGGCGATGGATGGTAACCGTATAATCCTGCCAAACAACTGGAGGGCCAGACCCCACCAGGTCCCCTTTATGTCGGCCTTGGCTGCGGGCGTAAAAAGAGCAGTATGTGTATGGCACAGGCGAGCGGGAAAGGATAGCGCCTCCTTGAATTTCGAGGCAGTGGAATCCCACCGCAAAATCGCGAACTATTGGCATATGCTCCCGACAGCAGTACAAGGGAGGCACGTAGTGTGGGATGCAATAGACCCCCATACAGGAATAAGGGTAATAGATCAAGTTTTCCCGCCCGAGATACGGTCGGCAACCAACAATACGGAGATGAAAATTGAACTCCAATGCGGAAGTACCTGGCAAGTCGTCGGATCCGACAACTACGATCGGCTCGTTGGATCGAACCCATATGGAGTTGTCTTTAGTGAGTACTCCATTGCTGATCCCCGTGCTTGGGACTTCATCCGACCGATTCTTGCTGAGAACGGAGGGTGGGCGGTATTTATATATACACCCAGAGGAAAAAACCATGGTAATGATCTCTACCAAATGGCCCTCAATAACCCCGCATGGTTCTGCGAGTTACTTACAATCGATGACACGGAAAGAAACGATCACACCCCAGTCATCACCCGCGAACAATACCAAGAAGAAATAGACGCGGGAATGGATCCCCAACTCGCAAAGCAAGAATTCTACTGCTCCTTTGACGCAGGTCTAATGGGTGCATACTACACCGAGCAGATGAAGATGGCTAAGTATGGCAGTTATCCATACAATCCTCGCAAACCCGTACATACCTTTTGGGATATCGGCCTGAAAGACGCAACCGCCATATGGTTCGGGCAAGAGGAAGGCGGGGCGATAAACGTGATAGACTATCAGCAGGCCAATAATCGGTCGTTTGATAAGTGGATAAAAGAACTACGCGAAAAGCCGTACACCTACGGTATCAACAGCATGCCTCATGATTTCTTCAAACGCGACTGGAAGGATGGAAGTTCAGCCCTTTCTGTGGCGGAAGGCTTTAGTTTCGACGTAGAGAAAACCCCCGATATAGGAAGAAAGCAAGGCATCGACGCAGTAAAGATGTTTCTCCCACGTTGCAGGTTCAACACTGATAATCCAGATGTGCAACAAGGTATAGACTGCCTATTCAACTATAGGCGCGAGTACAACGATAAACTCCGAATTTTCATGGATCGTCCACTGCATGATTGGGCCAGTGATGGAGCAGACGCATTCAGGTACATGTCAATAGCCTGGCCCGACTACTACAGATCACAAGGATCCCGATCACATAAAGTTATAGGGGCAACAAAAGGAACCCGCAGTCGGGTGACCAAAATGCCTAAACTTCGCGATAGAGAAAACAATTACCCTTACTAGGAGCATAAGATGGAAAACGGCAAAATTAAAAAACGATTCGATTCACTGGTCAATAACCGCAAAACGTTGGAAGATACGTACCAGGTAATCGAGAAATTCGTAGTCCCTTTTCGTGGGGAATTCTTCAAGCCCATGACCGAGGAAGGCGAGGTTGACTGGCGTCGACGTGAAATTTTTGATTCCACGGCAATCATGGCCTGCCAGACCCTGGCTTCCAGTATGCAAGGTTCGCTGACATCGCCATCGGTCAAGTGGTTCACGTTTGGGTTCCGCCAAACCGAGCTGCAACACGACAACGGCGCGATGCGTTGGCTCGAGGATTGCGAAAACAAGGTCTATGAAGCCCTGCAGGATTCGGACTTCAACCTCGAATCCGCTGAGTTTTATCTCGACTTATCCTCTTACGGCGCGTCAGTGCTGGTCGAAGAAGTCGACGATGAAGGCACGGAATGGAAAGGCATCGATTTCAGCGCAGCTCCGATAGTCGACGTTTATTTCGAAATGGATCAACACGATCGCGTGAAAATCCTCTACCGCCGCATGAAACTTCTGCCGCTCCAGATTATGGACAAATTCGGCGAAGAAGCCTGCCCCGATTGGATAACGGAAGCCCATGAGAAAGCGGCCAACACGAAGATCGAACTGATCTTTTGCGTTTACTACAGACCTGGAAAGGAAGACGCCGACACCTCCAAATTTTTAGCAGCGGGCGAGCGACCCTTTGGTTGCAAATACGTCTTCCATAAGGACGCCACCCAGATTGGGCCCGAAGGTGGCAAGTATGAGATGCCAGCGTTTGTCGCCCGATTCCGTAAGGTGGCTGGTTCACGTTGGGGCCATAGTCCAGCGTTTGTCTGTTTGAGCGACATTCTCAGCGCCAACCAGCTGCAGGAAGAAACGTTCGAAGCCCTCGGGAAAGTCATCGATCCTTCCACGATCGTAACAGAGAGGGGTCTGTTGAGCGATTTGGACCTCGGAAGGGGCGGCCTCACTGTCGCCAAGTCGAAAGACGATATATGGGCCTATGAGTCGAAGGCGCGATTCGATGTAGGTGAGTTGAAGCTCGACCGCTTGCAGGCCAGCATCAATCAGGCGTTTTTCGTGGACCAGTTGCAGCTCAAAGAGAGTCCTGCAATGACCGCGACAGAAGTTCAGGTGCGTTACGAGTTAATGCAACGGCTGCTCGGACCAACTCTCGGACGTTTGCAGGCGGACTTTCTGGATCCTCTGGTATCTCGGACGTTCAACATCCTTATGCGAGCAGGTCAGTTGCTGCCGCCCCCTGAAATCGTAAAAGAAATGGGTGCTGAATACGACATCCAGTATATTGGACCCCTCCCGCGCGCACAACGCATGCAGATTGTAGAGTCTATCAACCAGTTCGTGGGCAACATGGCAGCAGTCTCTGAGGTATTCCCGCAGGTTCTGGATATTCCGGACATGGATGAAATAGCCCGCGAGGTCGCCAGATTGAGCGGCGTGCCCGCCAAGTTAATCCGCGATGAAAAGGCGGTGAAAGACGAGCGCGATAGAAAGGCTGAGGATAAGGCAAGAATGCAAGCTGCCATGCAAGCTGAGGCAGAAGGGACCGCGCTGAAAGCAGTTGGCGAGGGAGCACAATCCATGAACGAGGCGACAGGGCAATGACAAAAGAAGCAAGAGTTCAGGAACTCCGGAGAAATCTGCAGAAGAAGGCTATACCGTTTAGCAATGTCTTCGGCACTCCGGAGGGCCAGGAAGTATTGGCTGCACTAAAAGCGGAGTTTGCTCCGACTATTTTATGCACCGATTCGCCGCATATGACAGTTGTCAGAGCGGCGCAACGCGATGTGATCGAATACATCGAATCATTAATCAAACTACGAGAGGAAAACTATCAATGAACTATCCAGACGCACTTGCCAGAGTCATCGGCGGTCGGAAGTTAACCCGCACTGGCTGGAATGGCGCAGGTCAATTCATCGAAGCTCAGTACCCCGATGAGCATTCCAAGATGACCCAACCATACATCTTCATTACCACAGTGCAGGGCGATTGTATCCCGTGGCTCTGTAGCCAAGGTGATGCTTTTGCTGAAGATTGGGAGGTCGCCTAAGGATGAGAATTGGAGAGATACTCTTCCTGATGGAATCAAAGGCGATGCGTCATTAGCCAATTTTGAGGACATCGGGCAGTTAGCTCAAGGATTCCTGGATGCGAAAACGTATCAAGGCGCATCAATCAAGATTCCAGGCGAAGACGCGGGCGATGAAGATCGCAAGGCGTTTCACGACAAGATGCTGGACAAGATGCCAAACCTGATGTACAAGCCGGACTTTGAAAATCCGGAGCAGTCGGTGGAATTCTACCGAACCCTTGGCATGCCTGAATTAGCTGAGGGATACGCCCTTCCAGAATTTGAAGTGCCGGACGGGATTGAAGTCCAGAACGACAAAGCCGAAGGATTTCGTCAGATTGCTCACAAGCATGGCCTGACCGCTGCGCAGTTCAAGGGAATCATGGGCGATGTATTTGCTCAAGATGTCGTGGCTGCTCAAGCGGGTATGGATGATAATAAGGCCAACCTTGCTGCCGTTAAGGAAAAATTCGGAATGGCCCACGATGACAACATGGGGAAGATTAATACCATGCTGGCCAAAACTGGTGCCCCCGAAGGCTTGATTGATGGCATCAAGAACGGTTTGGTGGGTGTCGATACTGTTAACTGGCTGTATCAGATGGGCAAGCAGATGGGCGGAGAAGGTTTCAACTTCAATGACATCGGCGAAGGCGACACCAGAGTTGCTAAAATGACCCCCGAGGAAGCTCGCTCCGCGATCGACGAGATCAACGGCAACAAGGAGCATGCTTATTGGAAGGGTACGGGCGATGAGAAGAAACGTGCGACAACCCGTATGATTGAACTCATGAAATATGCCAATCCAGGTGCTTCCATGGATATCCAGAGGGCATAGATTGAACCGTTTGGGAACGAGGATAAAGGAGGGGGTTGACACGACCCCCTCCGATATGGTATAATCGCTGTACGATACACGAACAAAGAAGGGGCTACCTTAACCGATCCCGAGTTTGTTCTACTTGGAATCCTACGGGTGTAGGGCTACTCCTCATCGAAAACTTAACTCTTTGAGGATCTTGTAATGTCTATCACCATCAGTAACGTCTATATCCAGACGTTTGAGAACAACGTACGCCACCTGGCGCAACAGTCGGAGTCTCGCCTCCGCATGTGCGTTCAGGAAAAGAGCGTATCGTCCGAAAAGCACAACTGGGAAACCATGGGTGCCAATGAAGCCCAGCCGAAAGCTGGCCCTCGTACCGCAACTCCCGAAAACGATTCCAATTGGGACCGTCGCGCTTCTATCGCCGAAACCTACGACATCGGCGATACTTCCGAACAGGAAGATCCGGTCCAAATGCTGGTCGATCCGAACAGCAACATCACCCGCTCTATCGGCATGGCAATGAAACGTCAACAGGACGACGTAATCATCGCTGCCGCTACTGGCGATTCTCGTGATGGCGAAGGCGTGGTCGTTCCTTTCGATGTCAATCAGATTGTCGGCGACGGCACCGCTCCGTTTACCTATGACGGCGTAACCGAGGTCTTTGAGAAATTCATGGACAACGACATCGATCCGGACGTTACCAAGTACATGGTTGTTGGGCCGAAGCAGCTTCGCAAGATGCAGCAGCTCACCGAGTACACTTCCAGCGATTACGTTCAGGTGAAGGCTCTGGCCTCCAACGGCTTCGTAAAATCCTGGATGGGCTTCGATTGGATCGTTTCGACGCGACTCAATGACCCCGTAGGCGACGGTTCGGAACTCGATTGCTTTGCAATGACTGATTTGGCGATCGGCTTGCAGATGAATCGCGACATCACCACTCGCGTGGCGGAAGATCCGAGCACCAGCTTCTTATGGCGCATCTACGCGTACATGACCCTGGGCGCAATCCGGGTTGAAGACGAGCACCTGGTTCACTGGCACCTCGCCAACACCCTGTAAAAAAGTTGCCCCCTTCGGGGGGCTTCTTCATTTAGGAGACAATAGCATGGCAAAACAATTCGGATTAAATCACGTCGCCGATTTTCAGGGCCACAAGCCTGAGGCAACAGAGTCTGAAGCACTTGGTCCGCCCACTGCAGATCACGTTGTGTGCGGGTTTGGCGATAATGTTTTGCCGCATCGTCAGGTCGAAATACTCAACGCCTTCGCCAGTTTGTGGAATCACATGCGTGACCACAACCAACTTTCCGCCACATCTGGTTATGTTATCGCCAAGGCAAATATCGATAGCCCAAAATCGGTATCTCAGCACGTGGACATATTGGACGTTACCGCTGGCGATGTGTTTGTTGCTTGCGGAGCCAACGTCGTTTCTAACGCTGAACAGGCGAGCCAACAGATTGATTCATCGTTCCGCATGTTGCGCGAATGGACACGTGAAAACTATTTCGTAAACCTGTAACTAATCGCCTAAGGAGGCACATATGTCATTTGGTACATGCAAAAGCGGTGCTAACACCACCGACAAAAAGTTGATTAAGCGGTATGTTGCCGCTGGTTGGGCCATCGATAAAATCGCCAGCAAGTTGTCGCTGCGACCTAAATTGGTGGCCAACATCGTCGATTTCAACGCCCACGCCAAAAAGGGCGCCCCTGTTTCGGAAGCCGAAGCCGAAGCCGCGAAAGCCGAGATCGCGAAAGAAGAAGCTGAAAAAGCTGCCGCTGCGAAAGCAACGAAAGCCGACACAGCGAAGGGTAAGTAATCGATGACCTCGGTCGTATCAATTTGCAACCAAGCCATCACCTGGCTCGGCGGTAACCCTATCATCAGCCTCGATGATGGTACGACTGAGGCTATCCTCTGTAAAGCCAATTATGCGCATCTTCGGGATGCCGTGTTGGAGGAAGGCAAGTGGACCTTTGCTACTAAACGGTTCAAGCTCCTGCCCAACCCTACGGCTCCCATTTACGGCTATAGTCACCGTTTCGAAATCCCGTCAACCGTGTTTGTTGTCTTAACCGCGACCAACTATGTGGACAACGCCAACGATAACAACCAATTCGACTATCGTCGGGAAGAAAACTTCATCGTTTGCAACGAGAGCGTCGTCTACATCAAGGCTCTCGTCCGCATCACCGACGTTACCAAATATACCGCAACGTTTATTCAGGCGCTTGCGGCCCGCATAGCGGCTGACATCGCTGCTCCCCTGACCGAATCCACATCTAAGGAAAAGAAGATGCAGGATAAGTATGACCGAGCCATAAATCTGGCGCTCGGCATCGACGGTCAACAGGGCCAAAGCGATAGGATCAAGACAAGATCTAAAATTCTTCGGAGGCGCTAATGAATATCACGCCCCTCCAGGCTGACTTCTCTTCCGGAGAATTGTCGCCCCTGATGGTTAACCGCACAGACTTGGAAGGCCACTCCCAAGCGGTTGAGATTATGGAAAATATGGTCGCCCTGTCGCAGGGTCCGGCCAAGAATCGTGACGCAATGCGATACTTCGCCGAGTTTGGCGCCATATCTAATGGCCGCGTCGAAACTTTCCAGATTTCTAAGAACAAATTTTTCATATTAGTGTTCCTGGATCTTGAAGTCCATTTCTTTATCAGTGATGGCACACAAGCAATCGCCGGATTAGGAACCAATTCCCGATTTACCTTATTCGGTGAGGGATGGACCGCAATTACAGGGGGTCCAGCATCCTTGGTAATCTTTGAGCGACATGCCTGTACTTTGGCCCCTCAATCCTCAGGCGTAAACAGATTCGCAGGGATCAAGCAGCCCGTTACCTTGATCGATCCAGCCAGCGACCACATTGTGGCGCTCGTCTCCAACGTTGAATCTACCGGTGATCAGTTGCATTTGCTGGTTGGCACTACTGATGGCGGCGGCGAATTGATCGATACGTATGTGTCTGTCAACAGGGCGATCATCGCCTTCAATTCCGCTGGAATCACACCTATTTTCATCGAAGTTCGCAATGAAAATGATGCTCCGGATCCAGGTAATCCCGTAATTTTAAGCTCCTTTGGCGTGGCCGATGATTCGTTTGTACCTGCGGTAGGAATAACCCCATATCCATCCAATGAACTGGGATTCCTGCAGTTTATCGAAGCGCCGGAAGGGGATGCTATTTATGTCACCCATCCGCGTTTTCCTCAACATCAGGTAATCTACGACAATATTCTTTCTACTATACAGTTTGAACAGGTTGTGTTCACAGCTCCGCCCGTTGAATGGGCCGAGAACAACTACCCCGCAACGGGAACAGTGCATCGGGGGAGGATATATTACGCCGGAACCCCCAATGAGCCCGAACAAATTTGGGCTGGCGTTGTTGGAAATCTTGTCGACATGACTACCGGAGTGAATGCAGATAATGGATTTTCGGTAATTAATTCTCATTTTGGCGCTATTCAGTGGATGCTGTCAACCAAAGATCTTATATTTGGATCCGAGAATGCTGAATACCTCGTTTCTTCGGTCGGTCCGGTTATTTATATTGGTGACATCCAAATTGATCGCCAGAGCGTCTACGGATCAGAATCAATTCGCGGCGACCAGATTGGCGATAAAGTTCTTTATGTCACAGGGGATGCCAAACGTCTCCACGCAATGCAGTTTGATCGCGATTCGCAAACGTGGCTATCAGATGAGTTATCATGGGCAAGTGAGCATATCATGAGTCCAGGTGTAAATGGCATGTCTTACGCGCAGTACCCGCACAATCTTATCTGGTTGAACCTGATAAACGGAAAGTGGGCATGCTGTACTTATAATCGCCCCGTAAACATATATGGTTGGCACCAGCACAACACCCAAGGGGTCGTTGTTGATTCTGACACGGGCGATGAAGACGGGATTTCTAGGTTAGTATCCCTTGTAGTCCGCCCCTCTGGAATCATGACCCTTGAGATTAGCGACGCATCAGGTGCCCCCGTTGATTCGCGGGTGTCCGTACAGAACTCGCCCGAATCAGCCATTGTGGCTGGACTCGACCATCTTGAGGGCCTGACGGTGCAAGTTATCGCAGACGCCGCAGTGCATCCTGATCGTGTTGTAGTGGGAGGCCAGATTGAACTTCAATTACCGGCGTCGCTTATTCAGGTTGGATTGGGCTACAGGAAGCGGATGAAAACTCTTCCGCTGGACAAGGGTTCAAATAAGGGCAGTGCCCGTTCGTATACGAAACGGTATAAGGACATCTATTTAGGGCTATTGAATTCTGCTGTCCCGCTCGTAAACGGACAGACAGCCCCCATTCGTGCTCCGCAAGATTTGATGGACATAGCAACTCCTCTTACTACTGGTCTGATGAAGGTATCTAATTTAGGTTTCGATAAGGAAGCCACGGTGGACATAATCCAGGACGGACCTTTGCCACTCCAAATAACCGGAATTTATGGCGAAGTCACGCAGGATAAGACATGAAGTATGCCATAGAAAATTTCACTGAAAAGGTGATCAGCGAACTCAAAGAGTTGGTGGTAGCCCATTGGGAAGAAGTGGGGCCATTTCAATTTGAATTCGTTGTCGATTGGGAAAAATACCGGAATTTCGACAGGTTGGGCGCGTCAATGTTGATTACAGCCCGTGTGGATGGCGATTTGGTGGGGTACGCCATATACCTGATTGATACCCATACCCATTTCGCCACTACCGTGTTTGCCCAGCAAGACGCGTTATACATCAAGCCAGCACATCGGCAACATGGCGCTGGCGGCGGATTGGTCAAATTCAGCGAAGAATCTTTGGCCCCTCTCTGTGACACTATTATCCAAGGGGTGCTTCCGACTCTCGATTTCAGCGACATGCTGACCGCACAAGGATACGAACCTTTGGAAAATTTATACATCAAAAATCTTACGAGGACACACTAATGGGCGTCGGAGCAGCAGTTGGCATCGGAATGGGAGTAGTTGGCTCCCGTAAGCAGAAGAAAGCTGGCGACGCAGCCGAAGATCTGGCTGACGAAAATGCCGATTTCATCAGGCAAGAGTCTCAAATTGAGGCGGCCAAGCTTGAGAAAGCACAAGGCCAGACTTTGGGACTCGCGTCTGCAGTACAAGGCGGATCTGGAGTCAGATCTGGTGGTGGCACAACGGACGCCTACTTAAATGAAATGAAGGCCACATTCAAGGACGACCTTAAGAATTTGAAGGATTCGGCCAAATCTCGTGAGGCGATTACTCGCGAAGGCGGCAGCGTAGCCAAGGATCAGGCTAGCGCCAACGCATGGGGAACTCTTGCTAGTGCTACCACTGGCGCTATTTCGGTTTGGAAGTAACATGGCTAAGCTACCTGGAATCAACTATCAAACGCCGACCCGATTAATGGGACGGCACGACATTATGGGTCCAATCCGCGTAGCTGATGCGGAGGCTGCGGCTTTGCGCAAATTAGGCGATACGGTTCAGGCCGTTTATGCCCGCCTCGAAACCAACAAAGTCGCGAAGTGGTCAGCTACCATGTCAAACGAAATGGCTGAACTTAACGCCATGACTAAAAATACCAAGAATTACGATCCGGCATTCTTGGACAAGGCTGGCATTGAGTATGATCTTGATGGGCGGGAAACGGTTCCTGCTCATGAGGTTGCTGTGGAATTGTACAAGAAGACGGCGGAAGAAATCCGTATGCGGAATTCGGGCAGCCTGACCCAAAAAGGTAAGAACGTAATGGAGCGTGCGTATGCGTCCAAGTACGCCCCTGGAATTACGGAGGTTATGGCCCAAACTCTCAAGTGGGGCCAAGAATACGCCACAGCTGAAACCGAATTGAGCTATGAAGAAGAGGTTCAATCCGGCAACATGGAAGGCGCGATGATGATCGCTGATACTGCCCGCGCCAATGGCACGTGGACTCACGATTACTATGCCACCAAGGTCAAAACATTACCAGGCCGAGTACAAGAATCCCTGTATCTGCGGGATTTGGATGTGATGACCGATGTCGATGCACTGGAAACGCAACAGGCAGAAATTGTCAACAATCCGGTACTAAACTCTGCCCAAGCAAACCGCATGTACGGGGCTTATGACACTAAAATCCGCCGCATCGAGAAGGCAAAGGAAGCTGCCGCTAAAGAGGAGAAGGAAGAAAACTCCTCGCTCGAATTGGTGGAGTTAGGCGCTCGGATTGTAGAAGGCGAGGAGTTGACGGGCTCGGAAATGTATATGGAAGTATCTGGCATGCGCCCCGCAGACCGCAACACTGCCATGTCTATCTGGCGCGCATCGCAAAATAAAGTGGAGACATCTGATCCGGTCGTAGTTACCCAGATCGCGACAATGATCCGTCGCACCCTGTTGCCGGACGGAACAAGCACGAGCTTCAAACAACGGCGCGATCAGGTCCAGATGCAAATGGACAAAATGATGGAAGACGGCGATCTTAGCATAGGCGATCATCGTTCGTTTACCGCTGATCTTAAGAAAGTGCAGAAAGTTCCGATCGAGTCGCCTGAATTCAAGATGGTGGAAGAAGACATCTATGTCTTATTGACTGGCGGCACTAAGGATGCTATACCCATTTTGGAAGCTGGAGGCGTCCAGGTTGGCTTGGCGGAAACTATATGGGAACTCAATGAACGTGCCTTATTGCTGGGCTCAGCGTTTGATCCGCAAGAATGGTGGAGGCAACATAAGCCGACCGTGATTACTAGAGCCATGGAAGCCAGCACCTATGAATGGGAAGGGTCGGTCGCACATCTTGATGCGGTATACGTTGGCCCTGAAAGTACATATGACGTTAAGGCCACGGTGGCCGTGTTACAGGGCAGGCTGGATAGAGGTGAAATCACGCAAAACCATATGAATCTAGTGCTCACGCGAGCTGACATGTACAGCACTCAGATGGCAAAGCGCGCCAAGCAGCTTGCCACAGCGAAAGAGAGGGCCTTAAAATGACCGATTTAACTGATTTCATGACCGAAGACCGCGAGCAATGGGTCAACGCTAATTCTACGGGCGCGCAGGAAGGCCAAGCCGTGCTCAAGGAAGAACAGCGGGGCAAGGATGATAAGATCAAGGCCAATGGTCGCGTGGCTTACGATGCTACCGATTTAGGCGAGGTAGGCCCTCCGGAGGGCCAGTACGATTACAACGCCGACTACGCGGAAGGCAACACCTTCAAGGCTGACGAAGAAGGTGGCATCGAGCTAAGCAATAAGAAGTTCAAACCTGGCGCTTCCTCTGTGGCGGGAATCGATGTTGCGTCCGGCAAGAAATACAGCGATGAATGGGACGACGCTAATGGCAATATCGCTGAGGGGCAGCGGATGCTTAGCGAAGGTAAGTTCAACACCAAAACCGGTGCGACTTACGACCAGACAGACGGCCTATTCAAAGTCGCCCAAGGCATGGTTGAGGGGGGCGGAACCTTTGATAACTTCATAGACCAGAGCAAGGGTCCATGGAGCATGGACCAGCTGGGAATGGCGTGGCATGCGGCTAAGACTGCCTCCGAAACTATGAGCGACATCGACAATCAAGGCCGCAAATACTATGACCAGATGGTTGAGAACTATGACCAGTTTGCTGGCATAGTCCACAGCATTCCTGCAGGCGGTTACACTGAGGAATCCCTGTCGCTGGATAAGAGTTGGATTGACGGCAGCCGTAAAATGGGCGAGTTCCTGTTTGGCGAGGGTTCTAGCGCGGATAAGTCCGACGCTGAAGTCGCCGAAAGCATGAAATTCTTCATCAGCCAGACCCGAAACAATCTGGACGTGACAATGATGTGGGCTAATCGCATCATATCAGAAGGAAATCCTGAATTGGCCCGCAACTGGCTAGCTCTGGACGCCCAATATGACGCCATGGACACTACCATGGAATCCGTGGGCCGATTTGGGGCCGCACAGATGAATATCACAAATCTGCTAACGTTTGGCGGAGGCGTATTGATCAGCACCCTGGGTAAATTCGCCACAGGTGAGGGAATAAAGAGTTCCATCAAGGCCGTGGCCTACGGCACAGCTTACGATGCGGCTCTTTCAGGTGCCGCTGGTGCGGGCGAAAATGTCCTCCGACAAAAAATTGAGATCACCGCAGGGGAACGTGGAGAAGTCGACCCCGTGGAAGCGTCATTCGCTGGAATCATAAATGCCACCGCTGGCGCGGTAATAGGCGGAGGAATCAACGTTGCTACCAACAAGACAGTCCGTGATTACGCGACTGGCAAAGCGGGCGAAGCGATTAAGTTCATGAACCAAAACGCTCAAGATATAGGACTAGGCCCAATGCCTGGTTCCCCTAAAGCGCAAAGAGGCAGTGTGGGCATTCCCGATGATTTGCAAAAGGTGGCGGATGAATACCCCGATGTGCCTGAGGAATACGTGGACGAATTCTATCGCTCAACACCCGAGGACGAAATGTCCCCCGATCTGTTCCGTGATTACCTTGACGCGTTTGACGAGGGCGAGTTTGTTCCTGACGGACCCCCTGTGGTGAAGGGCGATGATCAAGTGCACGCTTCCTTCAAGTTACAAGAATTGCTGCAGGGCGTGAAGGATGGGGCTAAAATCACAACCGTTCAGCAGCAGATCAAGGCTGCGATGAATAAAGGACTAATCACCCCGCAGGAAGTGAAGTGGTCTGGAGTCGAGGATTATCTCGACATGGTTGATGTCAACGAGATCAAGCTCTCTCGCGGAGAAATGCTTGGCGTTATCGAGAACAAAACCCCGCACCCACAATTAGTGCCAGCAAAAGATACACAATACGACTCGTACTCTTTACTGGCTGCAGAAGATGCGCCGTGGGGCTATTGGGACGAATCCAGTTACATCGTTTCTGAGCCTAAAGTTGTGCGGGCCATGGTCAAATCCTTCGATGAAGCGGGAACAACGTTTGAGCACATAACCCCAACAGGGGAGAAAATCGACGTATCGGGCGAGCAAGCATTCAAAATGATGGATTTTGAGTACGGCCCCAATGTTGATGAGGCCGGTAGATTCATAGTAAAGGATCGGGAAGGAAATGTTGTGCACGACTTTCAACACATAGACGGAATGCACGACTATATGTGGGAAAAATTTGAGGAAGTCGGTAAAGCGCGTGGTGGGAAAAGTGGATATTCAGAACGCATGCTGGTATTGCCAGGTGGCGACCCGCAGGGCCAGTACTCGCCGCAACATTTTGCTGAGGCCGCGTATCAATTAAGTCATGAAGACGCGATGATCGGTCACAGCAGAGTGGAAAACGCTGCCATGCCAGACCTTGGTGACGGTAAGATGGTGCTGGAGATCCAAAGCGATTTTCATAAGAAAGGCCAGCAAGGGGGCTACATTGATAACGACACAGGCGAATGGGTCGGCACACAAGAAATCCAGAAAGTTGGCACACCAGTACCTGGCGGTCACCCGTTGCAAGGACAAGGCGAGCATTTGACCTACGATGCCGACTTGTATCGTCTGCTGCTTGACCAAGCTTATAAGCACAACATCGACCCGAGGGCAAAGAATGCCATGTCCCTCCTGTGGCCTTACCTTGACGCCAAAACAAAGGGTTTCATGGCAACAGGTCGTCCCCCCACTGCTCCGTACGGCAAGGACTGGGACGCCATGGGCATGCGCCTTGAAATCATGGACTCAATCAACAAGGGCGATAACTTTATCGCATACCCCGCATCAGGCGACCAAATCGCCGTGATCGAACAATGGGGCTCGGCATACGAGGGCAAAAATATCGCAAAACGTGCTACCGTTGACCGTAACAAGGCTATGAAGAAAATGGGTCTCGAAGTCGAACAGGTGGACATGCCCCAATACGGCGATAAGGGAGAAACAAACATTAGTGGCATGGATAGCGTTGATATAGATCGCACCCTTGACCCTATATTACGCGAACGGAGGCAGAAAATCTGGTCCGTTGTGATGGATGATGGAAGTTATGAGCATGTTCTCATGGCTTACCCCAATTCGTCTGATTGGAAATACGCGGATGAAATGACATTTGAATATGGGACAGAAATCCCTGAATCGGTTTTTAAAACACTCAATGGCGACGTTATGAGTCGGGGTCCCGACTTTAATGCGATTGCAAATGAAGTTGCGGAATCGCTGAAACCGATGTCCACCATATTTAACGTGATCCGCCTGACCGACGAAGTGAAGGCGCGATTCCGCAAGGAAGGCATGAATATGTACGGTATTGGCGGGCTAGGCACTGGTGCAGCAATTAAGGCAGCCAAACCTGAGCCAACCAAACCTGAGCGCGAAAGGGATGAAAATGGTAGGTTTAAGGCCAAGACGTCTGGCATTGTCAAGGATTTGAAGGACGCGTGGAAAGTGCGACAGGGTGAGCGTCGGGTGGAGCAGATGCTTAAGGATCACCAGAAGTATCAAAACGACCGCAGACAAGGCGAGAGACGAACATGATAAGAGAAGATTTTGAAAAAGGATTAGCCAGTACGGCCTTGGCACGCATGTCTCATTCCTTGGCGACCGATGAAGAAGCCGAAACCGCAAGCCCTCCCGAGGGCCAACAGCAAGTCGCAGGCCCTGTCCCCGCAGGGATGGGGCGCAAGGCTCTAAAGGGCTTGTTTGGCGAAGAGCGGGGCAAGCTCTATGGTCGTAGTTCTCGCGATTTGGTGCAGAACAAGCCCAAGCCCCCTGTAGCCCCTGGAATTGAGGAGGTAGGCGAAACCTTAGGCAAATACCAACGCGACAAGGACCAGACTCAGGTCCCAATGGCACCGGAACCCCAATCGCTGATGGACATCGAGTCTCCGGACCAACTTGCCAATTTGGTGGAAACAGCCGGTAAGGTTGAGGTCCCTAATAAGCGCAATTGGAAGGAAGTCAAGGCCCGCACCGACACTGTTGCCAAAGTCTTGAATGAACTGCGTCCGATCGCGGAAGGGCGACAGGGTGGCACGTTGTCCGACGTCCAATTAACGGGCGTTGCGCGCATCATTTCCACTGCGTACGACGACGTGGCCAAAATAATGGCTAAAATTCAGGCCGGAACCGAAACCCCCGAGGATATCCTCAAGATGGCCAACGCCAAGGATACCTATGAAGTGTTGAGTGGGTACCTGAAAGGTCAAGGGTCCGAAGTAGGCCGAGCGCTCAATTCCCTCAAGATAACGGGCGCAGCCCTCAAGGGCAAAGATCTCGAAGCCTATGAAAAGATGACGAGTGGCGACAACGGCACCAGATTCACCAAGTATATCAAGGAATTCTCGGATGCTGTGGCCAAGCGCATTGAGAAGGGCGATACCATGGGCAAAGCCCTATGGTACGTCAATGAGGCCCTCCGAGGCGACGCCGTAAGAATGGCGGTCGAATTCTGGAAGAACAACCAGCTATCAGGCGTTGGTACCCATGTGGTCAATAACGCATCTGTCGGCGCGCACCTTATGTATGAAACCATGTTGGTGCGTCCTATCGCATCTGGCATCGGCGGCATCCGAACAGGATTCGCTCCCGATGTCAACAGGATTCGGGGCGATGAACTGATGGCCCCCTTATATTCATCATACGCAGGATTGCGTGGGTGGATAGGTCTGTTCTGGGACAATATAGCCAGCGGCAAGCAGCAATTTGATGCCACAGATAAGGTGGAAGACAGCCTCGCCCTGTCGAACAAAATTAAAGAGTCCCCCGCTTCGCAGCCAATTAAGACTGCTGCGGATTGGGCCACGTCTGCGTCGTTCAAGCTGTTGACCGCAACAGATGAGGCAAATCGGGGCATTGCGTTCTCGCAGGAACTCTACAGTTTGGCGTCTCGTCAAGCATCTAAGGAAGGCAAAAGTGGCAAGGCCCACGTCGTCCGAATGAATGAATTGCTTGACGAACCGCCAGTTCAGATGTACGAAAAGGCGATGGAACACGCGGCTCAAATGACGTTCACCGACGTCGAGCAAAAGGGCTGGATTGCTAGCACATCAAAGGCGCTTCGGGTTTTAGTAGGCGAGGTACCCCCTCTCCAATTCATCATCCCATATGTGAATACGCCCTCCAACCTGTTGCGGGTTGGCATAGAAACATCGCCCCTTGCTCCGCTGAGTAAGCGGTTGCGGGACGACATTGTTGCTGGTGGCGTTAAAGGCGATATCGCGATGGCTAAAATAGTCAGTGGCATGGCAATGGGCGTCATATACTGGCAGCTTTATGAGGCTGGGATTATGACGGGCACAGGCCCCGATGATTACACCGCCCAATCCATGCTTAAAGCCGATGGGTGGCAGCCGATGGCCATTAACATCGACGGCAAAATGTACGGGATGGAAAGAATGGACCCGTTCAGCAAATCAGCCAAGTTCACCGAAGCCTTAGGTTCGTTCCTAGGCGAAATGGACAAGGCCAAGTATGCGTCCA